CGATCAACTACTCCAACAAGACGGTTATCAATTCAACTTCGGTGCAGCCTTCAAATCCTACGTCTATAACTCGGGTGTTAACGATCCCGAGTCAATCATTTCCAAGATGGGCGACAACGATGACGGACAAATGCAAATGCAGCCTGCTCAGGTTGATCCATCACAAATCCCCCAAGATCCCGATATTCAAGCTTTAGCTCAACAACTATTCGGACAGGGCCAGCAACCTCAACAACCACAAGTACAACCCCAAATGCCTGGAGCTATGAATGGACAATAACGCAGTTACTGAGGGAATCAACGAGCTTGATCTTAGTTCTGAGGTTCCTGAAAACGAAACCGTAGCCGTTGAACAGGCTAAAGACGAAGATAAAGAACTGGCCGCTCTCTTAACTAACCGTGGCTGGCAGCGTCTTGCTCAAGAGATGCAAGGAGATATAGACAAGTTCAAAACCGGAGCTTTCATTAAAAAGCCCGAAGATAAAGCTTTGGAAGAACTTGGAAAACTATTCGTTATTCACCAAAGCGTAGCAACCATGCTCCAGAAATATTTGACCAAAGTTGAACAAGCAGCAAAGGCGGTTGCTGATGCCGAACGAAGAAGTTAAAGGAGAACAGCATGAGATAGATCTATCGCAGATTCCCAAGGCCACGCTTGAAGGACATATGTGGCGGCAAGAGGGGATTTATCTGCACTGTACGTCTTGTCCTTTTAATCACGGAACCTTCATTGAACCAGGCTATCAGCTTTACGGAATAGACGATAACGGAGCACCGCTCATAAGAAAAATCGTAGTTAAGAACTGAAGCGCGGGGGTCAAAAACCTAAAAACGCCCCTGCACTTGAGCGCTTAACGCTCAGGGGATGCGCCGACCCATACAAGCGTACTTAAAGGAGGTATATGGACGAAAATCCAGCACCCCAGGCAGAAAACACCGTCGTTGCAGAAGTCAGCAATGAACCAGCCTTGCCAGCTAGTGAACCAACAACTTCAGCTCCGGCAGAACCAGTAGCGCAGGAACCGTCTTCGGACGTTACGGCAGAGGCCGCACCTGCAGCAGAAGAACCAGCCGCTGAGCCAGAACGCCAGCCTTCACGGGCCGAACGGACGATCCGTCAAAAAGACGGAATCATCAAAAACCTCTCTGAGGAATTAAGGCAGTATCGGGACCAGGCAAGTGTTCCCCCGCCAGAGGTGCCACAACCTCGCCTTTCTGAGCTAGTTCAGGGTAAAGAATCACTTGACCCTCAGGAACTAGACCAGATGGGCCAACAGGTTGCCCAGGCAGCTAAGGTAAATACTGATCTTAAATATCAGCAACTGGCTAATCGCATGGTTATAAACGAAGCAATTACCGAAGCTGAAAAGGACGCAGCCGTCGCTATGAATACATACGATGAGCTCAATGACTCGAAAGATTCATACGTTCCTGACTTGGAGAAGAAAATTGAAGCCCGTTACCGACGTGAGGCATTCGTACCAAATCCTTTAAACCCAACACAAAAACTGTTGAATCCAAATGTCAAACTTGCCGACATAGCGAAGGAAGAGGTCGAAGCTTTTAGACAAGCGGCGGAATACGGCAAAGCTCAAACAAATGCAACTCTCGCGACCCAGGCCGACAACTCTGCTGTTACTCCGACTGCGACAGCTCCCGTTGAGAAATCGTTCGAGGAAATGTCTCTACCGGAACAGGAAGCTTACTTGAGAGCCAAAGGTCACGACGTTTAAAACTTGAGTCTTCGCCAAAACAAAACTTTAAAACGAGAAGGAAACCAAAATGGCAACTACAACTACCTCTACCCTGTCAGGTGAACTTCTGTCCTACCTGGAAAAAAGATTCCTGCAACGCTCACGCGCTGCAATCGTTTACGGCGAAGGCGCACAGAAGCAAACTCTGCCTGCTAACAGCGGTAAGAGCATTACCTTCAACCGTTACAGCCCACTTACTGTGGCTACTACGGCACTAACTGAAGGTACAAACCCCTCGACGGTACAGCCGTCGGCAGCCCAGGTTACCGCTACTCTTGCACAGTACGGTAACGTAGTCGCTGTTACTGACCTGTTGTTCGTAACCTCTATTGACCGCGAGGCCAAAGAGAAGACCGACCTTCAGGCACAGAACATGGCTGAAACCCTGGACCAGTTGATCCGTGACGAATTGTTCACTGGCGCGACTGTTCAGTTAGCCGCTGGTCGCGCAGCCCTGACCGCTGTCACCAGTGCCGACTTGCTGACTTCAACCGAAGTCCGCAAAGCTCGTCGGACCCTTAGGAAGAACAACGCTATGGCTTACGAAGACGGATGTTTCGTAGGTAAGATTGGCCCTGACACTAGCTTCGACTTAGTCAACGACTCTGTCTGGTTAGCTGTCAGCGAATACGGCGATTCCGCCAAGAGCCAGATCTACAACAACGAAGTTGGCAAGCTCTTCCAGGTTCGCTTCATCGAAGCGACCTCGAACCAAAAGAGTGAATCGAGCACCGTTACCGTGTACTCGAACTTCATTCACGGTCAGCAAGCCTTTGGTACTGTCGATCTCGACAGCTTGCCGAACGGCCTGATCATCAAGCAGTCCGGTGACCAAGACACCTCCAACGCCTTGAACTTGTTCATGACGATTGGTTGGAAAGCCGCATTCGTGGCTAAGACCTTGAACGCCAACTGGTTGGTCAACATCAAGACCGCAGCTTCGGCCTAATCTTGACGCGGGGGGCGGCGTTACAGCCCCACTAAAACGAATAGAGGAAATATGAAAGACAACGTAAAACGATCTGTTCAGGGCTCTAGGCCTAAAGCCAGAAACCACATTCCCGGCAAAATGCGGGTTCATCCTCATACTGCCAAGGCTTTGACGCATGTCGCTATCAAAAGTGGCATTAAGCACAAGTCAGCCGGTGGTACTGGTAACGGCCTATCTAGCCCTGACTCGAGGTACTAAAATGCCCAGTCGCAGATTACTCGCAATCATGGATGATTCTGAAAAGAAGGCCATGAAAAGTAAAAAGGTTATGTCCAAATCTCAAGCTGCCAAAAAAGCACGCAAAGAAACTGATATGGGCAAGCCCGGTAAGAATTTTAGCAAGATAGCAAGTAAGGCTGCCAAAGAATACGGCAGCAAGTCCGCCGGTAATAAGGTCGCAGGCGCTATATTCCAGCGCATGAGGCGCGGCGGCAAATTGTAAGGAGATTACATGGAACCAATCGTAGTTCAAAAGGCTGCCACGGTCGAAGACATAGTCGCTGACCACATTGCTGGTTTAGGTGGTTACGCTATTGCCGAAAAGTACGGCCTCGATACCGAAAAAGTAAAGCAAATCATTAACGATGCTGACCAAAAGTTAGCTTTTGTACCCGCCAACGAAGATGGTACTAAAACTGCTCCAGTTGACGCCGTGATTGAGCCCCTAGTCGAGCCCCTAGAAGAAGGCCAAGACCCCGACCCAAAGAATCCTAAGGGTCATAAGTAATGTCTCAGCTCGCTCCTGGTCGCAAAGCTGACATGGCTATGCTCCTAGAGCGACTAGACAACGCGATTAAGTATTCGGCCGAATGGAATAAAATTCAGCTAAAGATCGAAGACTTAGTTGAAGAAGGCAAGTGTCGGTTTATCTGTTCTCAAAGAGAACGCCTAGTAAACGCAGCAAAAGCCTCAGACAACGACGAAATAATAAAAATCTCCAAACAAATAGATCAACACATGCAATATAAACACCGGCAGCGCTGGACACGCAGCTGGGTTAAGAAAGGATAATATGGCAAAAACAGCAATAGTAACAGCTTCTGGTGTTGTTTCGGCAACTTCTGGTGAGGTCTACAGTATTGCCGTGACTAAAGCCGGATCAGGCACAAGCCCGACTGTTCAAATCTGGGACAACCCAACTACCAACTCAGGTCGTAAAATTTTTGAAGGTGACGGCTTGGCAGTAATGAACTATACCCTACATGATGGTGCAGGCGGCGGCGCAGCTGCAACTCAAGGCATTTATGTGGTTACCAGTGCTGGCACCACCGTACCTGAAGTAGTAGTTGTTTACGACTAATGAAGATACTACTGGCTCACTCAGATCCCAAACTTCCAGCGCGTGAGTCAGTTGATCTTTGGCGTATCATCAGGCCCTTCAAAGAGCTTGAAAAGCACGTTGATTGGCAAATAGATCACATAGATCATTTATGGCCAACCAACGCCGTAACCGCTACTCGTGTACCGGCCGATAAAATCATCGAGCATCTGCTGAAATTAAAAGACTACGATATTATCTGGACCTCTTATTTTCCAGATGCTTTTTTGTTTGATGCGCTGACCTTCCTGCAAGAGCAATTCGGGACCAAGATCGTAGTTGATTGTGATGATGACATGTTTCATATCCCTGAACATAATCATATCTGGAAAGCCGCAGGCAAGAAGGGTATACACGAACTGCAATGGATGGTCGAGCAGGCTCCGTATCTTGTGACAAGTTCTGAGAATCTAAAGACCGAGTTCTCGTCTAAACGAAAGAATCCAACCTACTTGTTGCCTAACTTTGTCAGTGAAGACTACAAACACAAGAAATTTGATAACAAGGACAACGTTGTCATCGGTTTTTTCGGATCAGTTACCCACAAACACGATATCTTCAACACGGGCTTCTTTGATGCCTTGCAGCAGATAATGCATAAGTATAAGAACGTCCGCGTCGGAACCGTCGGTCTATCAATAGACGCCTATCTTCCTAAACAGCGATACCAACATCATCCAGGTAAGGCAGGTCGAGCGTGGCTTACCGAAGTCTGGCCTAACATTAATATCGATATAAGTGTTGCTCCGCTTGAAGATACTGTATTTAATCGTGCTAAGACAAATATTAAATGGCTTGAGTCGGCCATGATCCCCGCGGCCTTTATTGGCTCGAATATTCCGCCTTACAGGGGCTCTGTCGAACATGGCAAGACCGGACTGCTAACAGATAACTCAACCGAAGGTTGGTATGAAGCCCTTGAAAAACTTGTGACAGACGGCACCCTGCGCAATAGACTGGCTAACGCCGCCAAGAAGAAAGTCTCAACCGACTGGCACGTCGAAAATAACTGGCAAACCCTAAAAAACATCATAGAAGATATAAATGCCTAGTTTTGACTCTAAGTACCGAATTTATACAGGTGGGACGTTTGACCTCTTGCATTGGGGCCATGTTCGTTTTCTGGAACAGTGTGCTCAGCTCGGAGAATTATGGGTTGGATTAAACACAGATGACTTCGTCAAACAATACAAGGGCGAATATCCGATTCTGAATTATGAAGAACGTGAAAGGATGCTACGCTCTTTGTCTTGTGTCCAGAATGTTATCAAAAATGAAAGCGGTGCAGATAGTAAACAAACTATCGAACGGGTCCGCCCGAAAATCATAGCCATCGGGTCTGATTGGGCGAACAAAGACTACTATAAACAGATGAATTTCACTCAAGAATGGCTGGACGAAAACGAGATCTGGCTACTTTATATCAATCGGACTCAAGGCATAAGTACATCTGAAATTAAAGAAAGGCTCAAATCATGATCGGTTATATCGCTGGATCAGGTTGGCCCTCGAGATCTGATCTTATTTCTGAAAAAAGAATTCATTTGTACGATCATCATAACGAAGTTACGCTTCCGATTCAGCGACTAAGAGATGCTGGCTGTGAAGCAGTTATATTGACCGCGGCGGCAGGGTCTTTATTTGAAGAAATCCCTGTTGGATCAATCTTACAGGTAGCTGACACAATTACCGCTTATATGCCGCCAGTTCTAAGGGGACCGAAGTTCGTTGACTGTTCTTCTCTTTTTCAGACATTTGACGATTTACCAGTTTGTAACCATGTGTTTATGCCTGGTCCGCACTACGAAACACCTCTGGATAAGAAACTACTAGCTATGACAGGCGCTCACGTGGTCGGGATGAGCATTACGCCCGAAGCTATCGAAGCTAACAGACTAGGCATGAAAGTTTACGCTCTTGTCGTTGTAACAAACGGCCCTTCTGGCAAACATGACCATCAAGAAGTTCTTAAAAATGCTCAAGAAGCTAATTTAGATAAATACTTAGATGACTACATTAAACGAGTACATAGCGCATTACGATAATCATTACTCCAGAGAGGGTGAATCGGGCTCCGGTCAGTTAGTTTGGAAGCCTCAGTACGAAATGTGGCTGAAAGCCGGTTACAAGCCGTCTATGAGCGTCCTAGACTACGGTTGTGGCGTCGGGATCATGCTCGAAGCTGGAATTAAGCATTATCTAGGCGTTGACATAAGTGAGAATGCAATCAAACTAGCTCGGAAACGTTATCCTAAAGCCAAATTTGAGGTTTTCACTCCAGGTGAGCTTAACACCCCCATCCGCGACATTGTCGTTGCCCAGTCAGTCTTTACGCATACACCTAAAAAGTTTGTTCCTATTTGTTTAGATGAAATCAAACGACACTTCACTAAGTTCGCAATTATAGACGTTCTAATCGGCCGAGATGACGCGGCTGATAAACATGTCAGATACTTCCGAGTTAACGAATGGCAACGATATCTTCAGCAAGCAGGCCTAATTGGCAAAAGACTCGGGGAAATCGACTTCGTCGGTTTTAAGCATGTTTACTACAAGGTCGAACATGACTATTAGCGCCGTTGTGACGGCCCATAAAGATAGAAACCAGCTTTTGACTTGTCTGAAGAATCTTAAAAAACAAACCAAGCAACCTGATGAGGTAATTCTTTGTGTCTCGGATATGCCGATTAACTTTTTGGAGGCTAACATTATAGTCAAAGATATAAACCGAAATGATTGGGGTCATAACAAACGCGACATTGGGCTCCGATTAGCAACTAAAGATTACATCGTGTTTATAAATGCAGATGACGAATACCATGTTGAATTTTTAGAAAAGTTATCTCAGCACACCGAGGATCTGATTTACTGCGACTTTGAAAGCCATTTAGCTGGTCGGATAATTGAATCTTATCCTTCAATGGGTACAATCACGTCAGGGAACTTTATAATCAAGCGTGAATTAGCCCAAAAGGTAGGCTGGAAACACCGCGATTACTTAGCAGATGGTAAATTTATCATGGAAATCATGGAACAGCAGCCAACTTACGTTCGGGTGCCAGAAGTCCTTTATTATCATCGTTAAGCATAAGCCGGTTGTGGAAAAGTGACTATTATCACCTATTACTTTATACTTGACAAGTAGTCACAAGTCGACTAAAATACGTAAGGTAATTACAGCGCACGTGACAGTGTAATGAAAAAGCGCCTTCTCGGGGCGCTTCTTCTATTTTCTGGTGGAGCTGCCGAGAATCGAACTCGGGTAACGCACGTGACATGTGGGTGTAATGACCTCTATACGACAGCCCCATACTGGATGTTCGCTCTTACTATACCACATAACGCTCATGCCTAGCAAGTTAGTTATCAACGCATTCGGCCGGCGGACCATTCAGTGGGCCGAAGTAATTTACTTCAACTGACTGGTTTTGACCACAGTCTAGCTGATTAGCTGCCTGATTGACGGCGTGAGCGTTCCAGACAAAATACGCAACAAATGCTAGAAATACAAGTATTCCCCAGATGATCGATCCGATTTTCTTCAAAAGCTCCATAAGTGAAGTATATCGGCACTTATACCATGAGCGCACGTAAGTATGTTATACTTCGGCGTATGGCCGAAGTTAAGGAAATGTGCAAGCTTGTAAAATACGTTGACTCTGATGATTATGACCAGCTTACTACTGGCAAAAAGCAAACGGAAGAAGCCGCCCTGCGCGAATTATCAAACCTTTATATAAAGACAAAGCGGTTCAGGAAGCCGTCTTCTGGCAAGGTTTCCGGCATTATCTATGACGCTTTGGAACACCGATACATTAAATTCCTCGGTGACGTTAATAACGGCTACATCTTAGACACCACTACTAAGGGCAGAAAGTTTATAGCCAGATCATGGTTTATTTATCCAACTGGCAGGATTGAGGAATCTATGAAGGCCTACCCAGAGACCAGAGCCCTATTTCTTAGTGTAGCCAACCTTATTACGGCTGTGCTTGCAGCCTCGATCTCAGCCGTAGTTACATATTTGCTTAGTCGTTAGGCCTAATTCGCCCCTGTTATTTCTATCCATCTAAAATTAGAGGATACTGTCCGCTTGTATTAGGATGGATAGTTGGTTTATAATAGTTAGTATGATGATCGATGATAAAGAAGATAAAGCCAGACAGGTTGTTCAAAGACTTTTCAGGAAGTTTCCGGGTACTGGTATGACCAGAGACGAAGCCCTAAAAATCATATCACTTAACACCTTCCAGAATTCAAGTGGCCCAATGCAGAAATACGGTTTTGTTGAATACGAGCGGGCGGAAGGTAAAGGCCGGAAAATTGTTTATATCCGTCTTACCGAGAAGGGCGAGGCTGCCGTTGCTGCGGGTACAAACAGCGCAAAGAAAGAAGTTATTGACCCTGTAACCAACCTAAACGCGCTTGGCGAGTTCATGGATAAGTTTAATAGTCGTAACAGATACTGGGAATTAAAGTTAGTTCCGAGAGGAGAGCCTATTGAAAGACGTAGGTAGTGTGTGTACGCCTGCTGCCGGAGTGAACCGTATGCGTGCGGATTGCGAATGGATCGTAAGCCAAGGAAACGGTAGCAGGCGCACCTACACTACTAAACTGATTATAGCAAGACCTCTGTAATTTGTCAAAAATCACCTCTGGTGGTGTTACTGTATAATGGTAGTTATGGATAAGAAAAAGAAATCTGCAAATAACATCTCTAAGGCGGAGTTCTTTAAGGTGTTAAAGCGAGTGAGTCAAAAGAAAAAGTAATGCCCCTGTAGCTCAGTGGATAGAGCGTCTCTTTCGAAAGAGTTGGTCGCAGGTTCGAATCCTGTCAGGGGCTTAGATTGAATTATTAAATAAAGATTAAATCACTTCTTCGGGTTTATACTGTGGCTCATGGCCAATTACCGGATGTACTTAGATGAATCAGGAAATCACGTCTTTTCTAGCTCTGACGCTGTTGATAAACGCTACCTTTGTATTCTTGGCCTGATAATTAGTGAAGAAGAAATTCAAACAAAACTCATTCCTTACATACGGGAGTTAAAAGACATTATTCGTAAAGACCCAGACGAAGTAATCATCCTTCACCGTGAGGAAATAGCTAATCGTCGGGGCGCAGTTTATGGGCGGCTTAAAGACGCCGAGCTTGAATCTAAATGGAATGAGCAAATTGCTAAAATCATAAATGACATAGATTACACCCTCTGTGCTGCCGTGCTGGACAAAAAGTTCCATTACGATAGGTACGGTTCGGCAGCGATGAATCCATACCACTACTGCCTGCATTTACTTTTAGAAAGATATGTTAAATTTCTAGAAAAGACGGGAAACGACCACAATGGGGATGTTATGGCCGAGGCGAGAGGCGGTGCGGAAGATGGCGCCTTAAAGAGCGAATACGCTATTGTTTATCAGAACGGTACACAATTTGTTAATAATGTTCGCTTCCAATCGCGCTTAACTAGCAAGGACATCAAAATTACTCAAAAGGAAAAAGGCATTGCCGGACTAGAACTAGCCGACTTACTAGTGCTGGCAACCAAACTTGATGTACTGCACGAGAACAGACACATTGACCGTATTAATAGCATGTTTATACGTGGGCTTGTCGGTAGTATTAAGCCAAAGTATGACTGTAGTCCCACTGGGATAATTCAGGGTTATGGCAGGAAGTTTATTGGTGAACAAAAATAAGAAAAGCCACGTGGAGTGGCTTTCTTACGACGCTCTTACGAGGCGTCCCCCTGCCATAAAGGCATTACTCATATTATCGTTCACATGATTGTTTTAGTCAAGTATATATTATATAATAGGTTTTTAGCATAAGAATTACCTTGTCAAATTTTGTTGGAAAAAGCGAACAAACGTAGTAAATAAAAAACATAGCTATACCACAATAACGGAGGTTGAAAATACATTGCAAAATAAGTTTTTCTAATTTTTGACTTGGCGCATGATTGCCCAGAACATGGGCTGAAAGTCGTGGCGGTGGCTATAGCGGAAAGCGTACTCATCCGCATAAGACTGTATGTACTTAGGGTCAACGTGGCGATAGACACCACGAATACCACGCTTCATGTTTGACCAGAAGTTCTCGATGTTCTGAGTGTGGTTGATGCCGTCAACGTACTGCTCGGCTCGGTGCTTGGTCGTGTGATGGTCATAGCCCATCTTCTTAACTTGAGTGTAAACGGTGGCTTCATCGCTATAGATGGTTGAGCCACGCTCGATATGCACATCAATTTCTGGTAATAGAACTCTAGCGCCTGCGCTTTTGACATGCTTAACCTTGACCCGACCTTTTCGCTCGGCCATTCCGAAGATAATCTGTGAGCGGTCGTTGCGCCAACCCCGCCCTCTGTCCCTATTAAGGGACTTCTTCCAATTAGGGACTGGCTGGATGTACACTTCGTCAATCTCGACTTCGCCGGACAGATTACCGCCGTCATCGCCCATCATTGAGCGTATTTGATGGAACATTCGCCAAGCGGTTTTATAAGTTACTCCCAGTTCACGCTCTAGCTGTTTAGCAGAGATTCCGGCACGAGTGCTAGCCATAAGGTAAATAGCATAGAGCCAAGACGTAAGTGGTGTGCTGGACTTATGAAAAATAGTGTCGGCTGTCGGGTAAGTGTGTCGGCCACACAACTCGCAGCTATAAGCCTTGCGCTTCTTCAGCTTGTGGTGGGGCGTGATCTTTTTATCGAACTTGCAGAAGATGCCATCGGGATAAAGATAGTCTTTAAGCCACTCCAGACAGGTATCGTCATCTGGGAAGTCCTCACGGAAGTCTTTAACGGTGTAGCGCATCTGTTTAGTCATACTTCCAGTGTACACCCCTGATTACGTGTTGTCAAGGGATAAGTGCCAGTATATCACCTTGAAATTTAATAATTGATGTGGTATAATAGAACAGTATGGTTGATAGATTAAAATATGGTATAGCCATAATTGCTATCTTATCAGCATTTATGCTTTCGGTGGCTGGATACCTATATTCCGTTAATAGGGGCTGGTTACCAGCGTTTCTGGCACCCAGTGGTTATCAAGATACCAATCTGGCCGTCAAGCAGCCACCACAACCGGCTCACGCTACTAGCTCTCCCAAAACTCAAGCTACGCCACCATTTAGTCCGGATGAGTTCTTAATCGACCTTAATAATTTGAGAGTCCAACATGGCTTGCAACCCTTAGCACGAATCGCGGCTTTAGATCAAATAGCTCAAGCACATGCACAAGATATGCAAACACGGGGCTACTACAGCCACACTACACCCGAAGGCGTCACGGCTTATAGCAGAATAAGGGCGGTAATGGGTCAGAATGTTTACGCAGGAGAAAATGAGGATGTTACGTGTGCGTATGTTGCCCCGCTAACCGAGTTTAATAGGTTTTCAACTAGCCCAGAGCATCAACTTAACCAGCTCGAGCCACACTATAACAGAGTTGGCCTTGGATATATTGCAAGTAAAAGGCAAAACCCCTGCAACGGTTATTTTGTCCTAGACTTTTCTTCTTGAATAAGTTATAATGCAACCAACAAACCGAGCTGCTAACAGCGAGGACGCCTACTACTAAAAAAGTAATGGCTCACCGAATGGTGAGTTTTTTGGTGTCCAAAAACTTCTCCGGTCGAGCCGAAGGAGAAGAAAATAAAAATGGCAGGTGTTTACTGGGTAGGACAAGACGGCAACTACTACGTTAAAGCAGCAGGTATAAATGGTGTACAAAATATGGGGCATTCCTTGGTGCCTTTGTCACCTCAATTTCAGGCCGGTTTAACCCAAATCGCCGATCCGAACGCTCCGCAACAGGCCGCTGATACGTCTGCACCATCTGGCAGTAGCGCAGGTGGCGGTACTACGAGTTCGGGTTCTTCGGGCTCCAGCCCAGACTACTCTGCCTACGCCGCGGCCTACGACCAGCAAGTAGGCAACTTACAAAATCAGCTAGACACCATCCCAGCTTATCAGCAAGGAGCGGCAGCTAACGTTGATCTGCAATATAACCCGCAATACAACACGCTTCAGCACCAAAACGCCGAGGGCAACGCTAACCTAGATCTGGCCCAGAATCAGCTTGATACAACTCGGTCAACTAGTCTTCGCAATCTAGGCAACAGCCTTCGGCAGGCCCTGAATGGTTATCAGAACCAAATCGGTGTCATGGGTGCAGGCAACTCTTC